GAGCAGTTATAACCTGCAATGTTATCACGTTCTAGAGCCGGTCCTGCTGTCATAAGGGCACGCATGGATGGCATTAGATCTAGATTATAGATTGCATCGTATACTTCTTTGTATGGGAATGTCTCAGGGAAGCGTTTAGCCCAGAAATCACAGTAACGTGTAACTGTTTCCCCCCAATTCTCACGTCTACCTTGATCAGGGATCCAACGAGCGTAGCGTGATTTGTGAATGTATTGCTGATAGTCTGTTAAGTTGTTACTCATCAAATGGTTCTTCGTCCAGTTCTTGTTCTAATTCATCAGCGAGTTCTTCGATTAGATCTTGGAAACGCTCTACAATATCCTCACTAGTGATTTTAAGGATCTCTAGTAAGGATACTTCATCTATGCGACGTAAACGGTCGAATATATCTACTAAGGTTAGCATTTATACCGATCATCTAGGTCTGGTCGTGTCTTGGTCATGTTAGATAAAAACATCCAGCAACAGCCAAGATGATCAATATGTGGAAGGCCACTTTCTGCGTCAATGTCTTCGCCTCGTTGTAAAGCAGCGAGGTGGCGGAGCATAGCAGCAGTGAGACGACTATAACTAATACCATTTCTCCAATTATGCTCGTCATACTTCTTAGCTCCAAAAGTTAATACCTTGGCAAGACCTTCTAGAGCATCGAAGTCTAGGAGATCCATTCTAGGTTTGTCGTTATCATACTTGAGCCCCCCTTCGGGGATCATGTCTTTAATGTCGTTTTCTGTGATCATTTGTGTTGGTAATATGCCACTCCTAGCAGCATTAACCCTACTATTAGTAGCATACATTTCCTCAATTTGCTTGTCTAATCGTGGCATTAGCCACGTCTGTTTTAGTTGATCTGCTCCAAGTACCGCAGTTAGTGCACTGATATCTCTGATAAGACCCGCTGATTGTTCTTGCGGTGCCTCGTCGTTGAATAGCTTTTGATCCGCAGTTTGGGCAAATGTGTTCATCTTTTCCGTCATAAACATTCCTGTTAGGATGTGATTTAATCCAAGGAAGAACTTTGTGATATACTTTTTCAAGTAATACAACGTCTTGCTTGTTGTACTTTTCCATGATCTTCCATGCATTGGGATCGCCATTCATACAGCGTACCCATAATCCATGACCTTCATGTCCTGTTTTAGAGCCAAGGCCGAGGCGTTGCGCTACATAATCAAGTTTGTTAGAAGGGAAGCGGAAGTTACTACGCATTGTCCGTAATAGGTCAATCTGTTTATATGGAGCTGGAGGAGACATATCATTTAACAAGAACTCCTTGTTGAGTGTTGGCATGTCGAACTTAGTGCCATTGTAGTGAACAACAGCATCTGCTTCGTTAATCATTGTGTAAATCCGCTTAAGCATTTTCTTATCGCTGGATTGATGCACTGAATCGAAGAAGATTTCTTTTTCACCTAACCATTTAGCAGCCCAGCACATTACGTACGAAGACTCCTGTAGTTGGTTAATAGAGACGTTCTGTTGCCATAGCCCCCATACGTGAGCCGTATTGGGACTTGTTTCAATATCTAGTAATAATATCTTCACGGTTAGAACTCCATAGTCTTGTGAGCTTGCCACAATAGATTACCAATGGAGTCAACAAGACCTTCATTATCTCTCATAGCGTCTTGACCTAATGTATTTAACAACATATGCATTAGTTCATGATAGAATGTAATACCTTTGAGATCATCAGGCTTGATGTTGCTATCAAACCAGATCTCTCCAGCATCATATCTACACAACCCATGAGCATCAGTGGTGGACATACCATCCTTTAATAGGATGTTAATTGTTTGCCCACCTAATTGAAACTTACTGGGTAGTTTGAATTTGCTCATTTGTTTCTTTCTTAGGACGTCCACGAGTTAGCATAGCGTCTGCATTAGCCCAACAAGCATCAAACTGAACAGTAGATGGATTTTGGTTTTTGTCTAGTAACGCATCAAGGAATGTATTAGCAAATAAGCTACGCTGACTTACTGATACACCCTCTTTGAATCCTTCTAAGAATGCACCCCGTAAGGCATTGTTCATGTCTTGATCTGTTACACGCTGTTCGTGTAGTGTGGCAATTGCCATATTATTGCATCCCTTCTGGTCCTTCGACTACAACAACGCTACGTGTGTCAACGAGTTGTACTCCGTTATTAATTAAGATATCCATAGCCATTTCAAGTAACAGATGTACTTGATTTGTGCTAAGGTTGGCATGGAAGTCTATGCTCCCATCAGCCATTTCGATTATCTGATGTATTTTCATGTGAGCCATTCTGGCGGCAGACCATCACGCAAATCCGACCACATAAAGCCAGCCTTAGTTGCCCAGTCTCCGTAAGAAGTTTTAGATCCTTTTCTTAACTTAACTCGTGCATTCTGGAAGAAGATATAGAAGGTATGGTCAGGATATTGTTCCTTGACCCATATCATCTTCTTTCTATCTTCAACAGTTAGCTTACCTTTAGTTTCAATGTAAACCTTGTCTTTTACTTTCCAGTCAGGAATGTAAGTTCTTATGGCTTCAGGTTGCTTGAACTTTAGGCGGTCCGGTTCGTACGTCACTGAGTCCGGGATCAGAGTCCTGAACTTCGCTTCGAACTTTGATTTGTAAGTTTGGAGGAATCCACTGTTCATCTTTATTTCTTTGGATGTATAGGAGCCTGCCATTTAGGATGATGTTATGTGCTTCATTTGTGTAAATTTCCCTTACATACGTGTACATGTCAACAGCATTAGTGCAATACTCAATTGCATCATGATGGTGTTGCATGAACTTAGGCCATTTCTGTCTTGCTTTGCCGTCATAACCTGGTATATTGTCTGATACGTCTCCTAAGATTAATTGCTTGTAAAAGCTTTTTAATCCTTCAATGGGAGTTACGAACGATCGTTCTTTGGTTACAAAGTTAAAATGATGACCAGAGATCATCTTTAAGTCTTTGTCAATAGAACAGACAACAAAGGACATTGGGTCCTCACAGTCTGTGGCAGCGATACCGATAAGATCGTCTGCTTCACATCCTTCTGAGATAACTGCATTCCATGCTTCGACAAGGTAGTCCCTACATGCTTGTAGATGTACAGGCTTGGGCTTGTCTTTACGATTGGCTTTGTACTCTGGATAGATGTCATAACGGTAATTTCCTTTGCCAGTCAAGAAGCAACGGTATTCGTTACTTTCTGATTCACGCAGGATATCACGCATCATGTTTTCTATCCGAAGTACAGCAATCTCTTCAGGTTCATGTTCGGCACTAGCAGAACAGCGATATGCAACGATATCACCGTCTATTAGTGCTTGCATCACTCTACAGTAGGCATATCAAACTCTACCATTTCGCTTTCTATTTCTTCGATTGTTGTTTTCTTTTTACCGAAGACGAAGTCCTCAAGTTCTTTTGCGGTGGCAATGACGTCGGATACTTTGAGCGACTTAGCACCCACAGAAAGAATTGCTGTAGCGTTGCTAAGAGACGACTGACGAATGATGTAGACTTGACGTGCTGCACGTTCTTCTGGGGTCTCGTACGTACTACGTGGGGTTGGGCTTGCTGCCTTGCTTCCAGCACTACTTGCTGAGGCTGCTTGACTGCCGTCGGCTTTCTTGGCACTGACGAATTCGTCGTACCCTTTGTCGTTTTTGGCTTCTGTGACTTCAAATGTTTCTCCTGCTTGTGCTTTAGATAAGATTGGGTATACAAACTTCTTGCTAGATACAACGTTACGTGTTGATGTTTTACCATCACCTGTAAAGTTAATTTTAGCAATTTGGTATGATCCACGATCATCAATAATAACACCGTTAACTGTAATTAACATACTTTCCTTTTTCTAATGATTCATTGTGGGGCCATAGTGGCACTCACATGCTAATGGTATATTTGGTTTAACTCCGAACATCCTCTCAAAGTTTGTCGGCATGTCCGCAAAGCTATCCTCAAATAACTTAATAGTTTTTTCTACTTCTACATCGTCTACATCTACGAGGATACTGTCATGGATAGTTCCAATAAGACGTCCTCTAATTCCTGCTCGCTTAAACCTTTTCGCAAAGCATACTCTGATAATTGCCATGATGTCATGACCAGTTCCTTGTACAGGGTGATTTGTTAGTGTTGTCCATGGGATGGCTAGGTCGCCTTTGAAATCACGAACCAAGTCGAAGTACCATTCCCGTCCCTGAGGCCCAATGATAGGGAGACGTTGGCTGACCAATCGTGCCCAGGATTTGTGAGTAGTATCCAGTCCCTTGTATTTGGTGAAGAACTTATCTCCAATAGATTCCCAAAACTTAACCGTGCTGTTTGTTGCGGCAAATTCGGGGTCTTTGGAAAAGGCGTAAGCACTTCCTCGATAGATAGTTCGAAAGAGGTACTTTTTTGCGATAAGTCGGCTAGGAAGGCCGAAAGCTCTTTCATTCTCGCTATGTAAGTCTCGTCCTTCAAGAATCTCCTCCATCCCTATGGGATCTTGTGATAACCAAACAGCTGTCCACCATTCAAGTGCCTTAGCGTCAGCTTGTATAATCATTTCTTAGTTGTAAGAGCACATGTTGGATGTGCATCTTTTGGATGAAATAGTTTGTCATACACATCACGATTAAACATCATGAGAGCATCTTTAAAGTCGGAAGCTCCGTGGATACCAATGTATTCACTGAGATTAGACATGACAGTGTGTTCCCAAGATTCAGCGGCTACAACAGCCATTTCTTCTGAGATGATCATTGCTTGTTTAAGCTTGCCCATATTCACTCCTTACAAAGTTCTGCATCTCCGGAGGCATATTCTGGAGATTAGGTTTGGTAGATGATAGTCTACCGGTCCATGTTGTTACTTGATTGAACTGCCCATGGATTTTGTTTTTAGGCCAATGCATTTCTTCATTGATCTTGATGAAACCTTGATAGAACTCATTGACTTTGGTTAGCTGTGCTAATTTAAGAAGTAGCGGCACTACACCAGTCTTGTCTTTGAGTTTACGAAGTGTGTCTTCATTGGTGGACCAAAGTCCTTCTTTCTTTAATTCTGTACCTTTAATAGGTTTAACGAGTCCATCCAAGTGATGAGTTTGTCGATCAATCGAATAGCGAGGCTGTCCGAGCTTTCCCCCTGACTTATATAATCCTGCCAGGACACGTCTTTCTTCCTCAATAGTGCCTCCATAGAGATAGGCACTAAGGTGATCAGTGCTATTGAAGTTAACAGGTATATGAGGATATCTAGACCCAAGTTCCGAAGCGATTTTACTGATTTCTTCAGAAAGCTCGTTACTTGCTTCAAGAATTGCGTCAAGGTCGACTGGGATGCCATTGTATTCCATTTCTTCTAAAGTTAGTAAGTCTTCACAACAGAGATGTATTAGACGCCATTGCTGTGGTTTTAAGATACTTAGTTGTTTGTAGTATAATAACAACGTTGTTTTAACGTCATTGATGTTGTATTCCGATAAGATGTCCCAAGGAACAGCATCGGTATCAATACCCTTTTCCCAGTATTCAGTCTTGACTACATCTGTTTTTTGTGGGAGTTCATACTTTTCCAAGCAAGTAGCGAGGCTAGGATACTTAGTACGCTGACGGCTAATAACATACTCAGCAACTTGACAATCAAAGACTCGTTTGTCCAAGGTATCAATGCCGTAGCGACGCAACCAATGAAGGTCGAACTTAATGTTAAATCCAATAAGTAGCTCTGCATTGTTAATGGTTTGTTGTAGTAGTCGTAATCCCTCACTATCGGGATGCACGCAATTATGTGTAGTGCCATCAGTCCAAGCAATAGACACAAGTTTGTTAGTAGCATCGAATGGATTTCCTTTATTAGAAGTTGTACACTCTATGTCTATTGATAAGAGTTTCATACATCTGCTTGGAATGTGCTGGTTTGGATTTCAGCATACAGACGTTGGTTTAGTGTGTCTTTGTAAATTGCGTTACATTTTTCACAGAACACATCAGCATCTAGTAAACTTTCAAAGACACCAAGAGTATGTGCTTCATAGCCAACACTATGTGGA